GGAAGGGAGGGAAGAGGATAGAAGCTAATATATAAATAACTATAGCAATTACCGCCCTTTGTACACTTAGGAGACCATGATGTCTAAAATTGATAAAAAATCACTGGATGAAAACGCTGTGACAGCGAATGCGAAACCAGCTGATCCTATGCCAAAATCTGAAGCAGGCACACCAGGTCAACCTGGTTACCAAGATCTTGGTGGACCTACACCTATGAATTCCAAACCTGATGATGACTCTAACAAGTACAAAACAGGTGGCGGACCTACTGCAACTCCTCCTGCAACTAAACCATCTGATGCAAGTGGACAAACAGTAGATTCAATGAAGGGCGATGTTAAAGCGGGACATGAGCCTGAAGGTGAAGTAATTGCTGAGGACGAGAGCGAGAAGGAAGTGATCGAAGTAGATCTTTCTGCAGACGTTCAAGCCCTAACAGAAGGCGAAAACCTAAGTGAAGAATTCAAAGAGAAAGCAAAGACTATCTTTGAAGCAGCGGTGGTATCTCGTCTAAACGAAGAACTAGGACGCATGCATGATGAGTATGCAAAAGTCTTAGAAGAAGAAATTGAAAAAGTCAAGTCTGACCTTGCAGAAAAGGTTGACGACTACCTCTCATATTCAGTTAAAAACTGGATCGATACCAACTCCCTTGCTATTGAGCACGGTATCAAGAATGAGATGGCAGAAAACGTCCTTGACGGAATCAAAAAAGTTTTCGTGGAGAATCATATTGAGCTCCCCGAAGAGAAGCTTGATTTAGTAGATGAAATGACATCTCAACTAGATCAAATGGAAACAAAGCTCAACCAGTCAATCGAAGAAAATGTTACTCTTAACAAAGAGATTGGCACCTATATTAAGAATGGGATTGTGAATGAAGCGTCCGAGGGTTTGACCCTTTCGCAACGCGAAAAATTGTCTGCTCTCGCAGAGGCTGTTGAGTTTAATGATGCTGAGAGTTATAGAAAGCAAATTGATACACTCAGGGAATCTTATTTCTCATCCAAGTCACCAGAAGCTGCGAAAGCACCTTCCGCTGATATTGAGGTAGAGAATGTAGAACCTATCAATGAGAGTATGGATGCTTATGTAACAGCTCTCTCCCGTTGGTCCAAATAATTAACCCATTTTCCTAATAGAGGTATAACCCAAATGTTCAATTCTGAGCATCTACAGGAGAAGTGGTCACCTATTCTTACACATGGCGATCTCCCAGAGATTAGCGATAACTATAGAAAGGCAGTGACTGCAGTCCTCCTTGAGAACCAAGAGAAATTTATTAAGGAAGAAGCTGGCGTATTGACCGAAGCCGCTCCTACTATGTCTGCTGGTACAGCAGGTTTCAGTGGTAGTAGCACAGCTACAGGTCCAGTCGCAGGTTTCGACCCAGTTCTCATTTCATTGATCAGACGATCAATGCCAAAACTAATCGCTTACGATATCGCAGGCGTACAACCAATGACAGGTCCTACAGGACTTATCTTTGCTATGAGATCCAGATACGGCACAAACCGTACAGCTGGTAACGAAGCATTCTTCAACGAAGCAGACGCAGAATTCTCAGGAGAGAACGCAGCATCTGACCTCGGACAGTCTGCACAATCAGGAAGCAACCCTGGTCTTCTTAACGACTCTGGTACATACACCACTAACACTGGTATGTCCACAGCTCAGTCAGAAGCATTAGGTGATGCATCTGGTAACCAGTTCGCTGAGATGAACTTCAGCATTGAGAAAGTTACTGTGACTGCGAAGTCCAGAGCACTCAAGGCAGAGTACAGTTTGGAACTTGCTCAAGATCTTAAGGCAGTTCACGGATTGGACGCTGAATCTGAGTTGGCAAACATCTTGTCTACTGAGGTTCTTGCTGAAATCAACCGTGAAGTTGTTCGTACTGTGTACAAGGTTGCAAGACCTGGTTCTCAGTCAAACACTGCAACTGCTGGTGTATTCGATCTTGACGTTGACTCCAACGGTAGATGGTCTGTAGAGAAGTTCAAAGGTCTTCTTTTCAACATCGAAAGAGATATGAACGCGATTGGTCACGAGACTAGACGCGGGAAGGGTAACATCTTGATCTGTTCTGCTGACGTTGCATCTGCATTGTCAATGGCAGGCGTTCTTGATTATACTCCTGCTCTTGCTGGCAACAGTGGACTACTTCCTGACGACAATAGCAGCACTCTTGCTGGTACGTTGAACGGTAGAATCAAGGTTTATGTTGACCCATATTCTGCAAACGTAAGTGACAGACACTTCTACGTTGCTGGATACAAAGGTAGTTCTGCATATGATGCTGGACTGTTCTACTGCCCATACGTTCCTCTTCAGATGGTTCGTGCGGTTGGTCAGGACACCTTCCAACCAAAAATTGGATTTAAGACAAGATACGGTCTTGTTGCAAACCCATTTGCTGAAGGTACAACTCAAGGTAGCGGTGCTCTTACTGCTAACGCTAACCGTTACTACAGACGTAGTTTGGTTGACAACCTTATGTAAGCGATCGCTTATATTTGTTTACTCAAAGGACCCTACGGGGTCCTTTTTTTTGTGTCCACACCTAAATATATCAGTACGAGTAAGAACAATGTCTAGGAACTTCGTCACTAAAGAAGACATAAATGTCCGAGTTCTAAAACTAAAAACTGAAATTATCGATAAGAAGTATAAAGAGGAATCGGAAGAATGGGAGGAGGGTGCACATTTTATGCTCAATAGTGTTATCGATATACTGCAAGAGTATCGTGGATAAATAGAATTGGCGGAACCCAATCATTTAGATAATGTCTTTTCAAACGCAAATAAGCAATAGGAATTTCCTCAGTCCAGGTGGGTTTCGCTTCACTCTGGCAAAGTATCCTAAGGTCGCATACTTCGCACAGATGGCAAACGTACCAAACATCTCTATGAGTTTGGTTGAGCAACCTACACCATTCAGAAGCACCTACCTTGAAGGTACTCTCGACTATGGTCGTTTCAATCTACAGTTTCTTGTAGATGAAAGTATGGAGAACTATTTGATCCTCCATAACTGGATGCGTGGTCTAGCAGTTCCAGAGAGGTTCGAAGAACGTCAGCAGATGATCGACGCAACTCCTGAGAACAACGTCAAAGGTTTAGGTGATGATCTTATCTTTGCTGACGGTACACTGACTATCCTCAACTCTAACTTCCAACCTCTATACAATGTCGTCTTCACGAACTTGAAACCAGTGGAACTTAGTACACTAGAGTTTGACGGTACACTTAGTGACCAAGAATATTTCCAATCAATCGTATCATTCGATTACCTATCATACGAGATCCAAGCAATCGACGGTGGTAGAAAGAAAAATTTATCTTAATTTATGGCATTACTTGAAGAGTTGCAGGAGTCCTGGTCTAAGGACTCTATTTTTAATGAAGCAGATTTGGGCAACGAGTCCTTGCAAATAGCAAGTTTACATCAGAAGTACCACATCTATTACAACAAATACAAATTAATTCTTGAGGATGAGAAATGTAAACTCAAGAGATGTTACCGTGAGAAGTGGTTATGGTATAGCGGAAAGAAAACAGACGAGAACAATCAAGTCTTTGATCTCAAAGTGCTTAAGGGTGATCTAAGTACCTTCCTAGATTCTGATGAAGATATTCAGAAGCAAGGTTTGAGAGTAACTTATTTCGAAACTTGTATAAATTATATTGAGAACATCTTAAAGATGATCAACAATCGTGGATTCCAAGTGAAGAACGCGATTGATGCAAAGCGGTTTGAATTCCCTATCTAATGGTTACCATTGAAAAGAAGAATGAAGTTTCTCTAAGGATCGGTGCTGAGTTATCTCAGCATAGAGAGTTAAGTGATTACTTTACATTTGCAGTACCAGAAGCAAAATTTCTGAAACAACAGAAACGCTACAAGTATTGGGATGGATTGATCAGACTGTATTCTCCTGGGACAGGTGAACTACCTGTGGGGTTGTTTCATTATCTTGAGGAATGGTTACAGAAAAAGGAATATGAATATACAATAGTAGACAACAAATACTCAGGTACCCCTGGTGAAGAAAACACACTTATCACACCCGAGGCAGTTAATGGTTTTGTTCGATCTCTGGGTACTCCTTTCAAGGCGAGAGATTACCAACTCCAAAGCATTTATTCAGCACTTCGGCACAACCGTAGATTATTACTCTCTCCCACTGGATCTGGGAAATCATTCATAATCTACTGCCTTCTCAGATGGCACCTACAATATAATAGAGAGATCTTGATTATTGTACCTACAACCTCTTTGGTTGAACAACTTTACAAGGACATTGAACAATATGGATTCTACGCTCGAAACACAATACACAAAATCTACGGGGGAAGAGACCGTTATGACAGGAGTCCTGTCGTCATTTCTACGTGGCAATCTATCTACAAGGAGTCTAAGGATTACTTTAATAGGTTTGATGTTGTTATCGGCGATGAAGCGCACCAGTACAAAGCGAAGTCGCTGACAGGTATTCTTAATAAGTGCCACAATGCCAAGTACAGATATGGTCTGACTGGTACGTTGGATGGTATGCAATGCCATCAACTTCAACTGGAAGGTCTGTTCGGTAAAGTTAATAATGCTATACGCACAAAAGATTTGCAGAAGAAAGGACATCTGACTGAACTCAAGATTAATGTACTGCTGTGTAAACACGATTATATTGGTTTCGATTCTTACTTTGATGAAATAGATTATATCATATCCCACGAGAAAAGGAATAATATTATTACTGGTCTTGCTAGAGACTTGGTTGGTAACACTCTAATTCTATTCAACTACGTGGAGAAGCACGGAGAACCTCTTTACGAAATGATAAATAGTAAAGCAGGGGATAAACATATATTTTTTATCCACGGCAAAGTTCCCACTGAGGAACGAGAAGAGGCACGCCAGATCTGTGAGGACACGGACAATGCAATTATTCTTGCATCGTATGGGACGTTCTCAACTGGTATCAATATAAAAAACTTACACAATGTGATATTTGCTTCCCCATCCAAGTCTAAGATTCGCAATCTCCAGTCTATTGGTAGGGCACTACGGAAGCACGACTCAAAGAGTCAGGCAACACTATATGATTTTGCCGATGATATTAGCAATGGTTTTCGTATGAATGCAACGTTGAACCATTTAGTTGAACGCATCCGTCAGTACAAGGATGAAAAGTTTGAATACTCAATTACTAAAATCAAATTAGGAAACTAGTATGTCTCTAAATTACATCAAACCCGACGAAGAATTCTACGGATGTATTAAACTTACATCTGGAGAGGAACTTCTTGGCAGAGTTGTTGTAGTAGAAGAGCATAAAGGTTTCTATTGTGCATTCATTCAAGACCCTGGCAAAGTGCACAGCACTGAGAAGATGATTGAAGATAAGAGAGCAGTAGCAGTAGGACTCAAGAGGTGGATGGTCTTCTCTGATGAAGACTTCTTTATTATTCCTGAAGAGAGGATTATTACGATCGCGCCGATGTCGTCGGACGCGGTTCTGATGTACAAATTCTTTTGTAAACAAGAGTTCAAAAAACATCCCGATGATGTCCCTGATTCGAGTATTGAACTGACTCAGGAAATGGGTCTCATCGGTGAAGTAGAAAAGATGAGAAAGAAATTAGAACAAATGTTTAACGGTAATAGCTAAGAGCTTATCCTTTGCAACCCCGACAGTGTTGATCATAATTGTTTTAGAGAAGGATGTCAAGGGCATCAATAACCATTGACCAGATCCCAGTTCTCTGCTACAATTACATTATGAAGTAACCAACACAATGGCGTTAATGGCAGCACGGCGAACCAAAAACCAGCACTATGTAGATAACCAGAAATTTCTTGCTGCTATCGTTAAATACAGAGACCTGGTGGAAATTTCTAAAATCAAATCTAAACCCAAACCTAGAATTGATGAGTACATTGGAGAGTGCTTCCTAAAGATTGCTACTCACCTTTCATATAGACCAAACTTTATTAACTATATGTACAAGGAGGATATGATCTCAGATGGTATCGAGAATTGTGTTCAGTATATTGACAACTTTGATCCTGCTAAAAGCAGGAATCCTTTTGCATATTTTACTCAAATCGTTTACTATGCATTCTTAAGAAGGATTGCTAAAGAGAAAAGACAGATGGATATTAAAGATAAAATTATTGAGAAGAGTGGATTCGATCAAGTATTCCATTCTGATGGAGACGGAGATACTGCACAACTTAATAGTATCAAGTCTCGTATTGAAATGAACAATCGTTACTAATGTTAATCGAACAACTTGCAACTGTCATTCGCTTAGCGATTGAAGGGTTGGATGCTGAACGAGTTGAATGTGATCAAGAAGAAATAGTTAATGGTAATCTTATCATAAAAAATGAGATATACAAATGCGAAGGTCTTCGTAAGTTACACCTCGAAGTAGCAAAGACAGATAAACTAGATGTACTCCACTGTGTATTCTTTCCAGACTTTGAGTACCCGATACCTATCTTTGGTGCAGATATTATTGCAACACCTCAGACAGTAACTGCTGCGATTGTAGATGTATCACCTGTAAACGAATGTGGTAACATCTACGCTAGTATAGAACCGTTGTGTAACTCATATAATTTCACACATAAAAGACCATTACCACTATGGGGTGAGATCTTCTCTCCTTGGTGTAAGTTTCAAAGACTACATCTAGCAAGTGAGCAGAAGGATTTCATCAACTTGGTCAACAACATCCTTATGATATATTGTGATCACGTTAGGAATTCAAAGAAGGATGACAACTGGGTCAATAATATGTTAAGATTAGATGACCAGACTTGGTACTGTAAATCCCAGAAACAAAATAAGAAGACTCTCGCAGTTCTAAGTCAATGGTTTGACAGAGAGTTTGCAGAGAAATACATAAACGAAATGCTCTTCGACATTCCAAAACTTAAATGAAACTGACACAAGAAATGATCGACAAGATCCAAGACTTATTGAACCACACCAAAAAGGATGGTACAATGAACTGGGTTGACGGTGATGACATCACGATCAGTTTAGCAGGAACGTTCGCTGCTGATAGATTTATCGTTATCGGAAACGAATCTAAAAAACCTTGGGTACCTTCAGAACCACACCCTTACTACGACTACGAAAAAAAGGAATTTATTAAACCAACCAAAGATGAAAGTTCTTCTGATAACTGATCAACACTTCGGTGTTCGTAATGACCACCCTGTCTTCATTGAGAAGTACAGAGAGTTCTATACGAATACTGTGATCCCTTATATTAAGAAGCATAAAATCAAAACAGTATTTTGTTTAGGTGATACCTTTGATAAGCGTAAGTCAATCAACTTTGCATCTCTAGATGCTGCAAAGGAAATGTGGTTTGATCCGCTTCAAGAGATGGGTGTCAAGATGATTATGCTTATCGGTAATCACGACATCTATTATAAGAATACTCTACGTGTGAATGCGCCTGATCATCTACTAGGCGAGTACGATAATATTACTATCATTGAGTCACCAACAGAATTAAAATTTGGTGAGAAGAAAATTCTATTTTTGCCTTGGATTTGTCCTGACAATAAAGATACTGTTGATGACGTTATTGATAAGTCCACTGCTGACATTCTCCTTGGACACCTAGAACTATCTGGGTTTGAAGCAGTTCCAGGTCACATAATGGAGCACGGAGAAAATCCTGAGAGGTATGGTAAGTTCCCACTAGTGTGTACTGGTCATTACCATATGAAATCTAGACAAAACAATATTCAATATCTCGGAAACCCGTACCATCTTTACTGGAATGATTACGGTCAGGATCGTGGATTCCACGTACTAAATACTGATACATTAAACTTAACATTCGTTA